AGAGATGGCTTGCTGATACTGACCATTAAGGAATGTAAAATCCACGTTGACGGCGATCTGCCGCATGTGTGCAGATATCTGAAAGTCCTTCTCATTCTGCACTGGCTGAATTCCATTAATATCAACAAGGTTCGTTGTCGCATCTGCGACTACCTGGCCGACAACGGACTGCTTCGCATAGGACACCGTTACCGCCCGATGAAAAATCTGCACGGTATTGACGTCCTGGTCACGGACGTAGGTCCATGGATCAGGGGCCAAAAGAGAGGCGGTCTCTGTGACGGCTGGCTGAGCTGCCGCCTCAAGAGCCCAGGGTTGTGCCAGAGGGAATTGAAAATCTGCGACGGTCCTGATCCCTCCACCCTGTAATCCACCGATCATGTTAAGAAAAGGTGTCTGATTTGCACCAATCAGATACAGTTCACCCGTATAGTTCGGGCAATTCCAACTTGTCGCTGCTGCATTGACATTAGCCATTTATTGTTCCTCCCATTTTTGTTAGCTATGCCTACGCTGCCTTCTGCTGCTGCTTTTTCTTTAATTCCCACAATCTGTTTTTAATACCGATTGCTTTCTTCGCATCACCAGCTTTGGTAGCCTCGGCATATTCGGTTTCAAGTTTTTTGATGTCAGAAGGATCACCTTCTTCGTCTCCACCAGTCCCTCCACCGGCACCAGTTCCGCCTCCCTTGGCTCGTAAGAGCCGTTCCTTCCCAGGGTAGACGTCAAAGATAGAAGCCATTGCTTCATCAAATTCAGCAAGTTCACCAGGATTCTGGCGAGACAGGACCTGATCACCATTATTGTAATAGGCAATAAGTGCTAACTCATCCGAGTCCTTAACTTCCTCAACACGGAAGTTCTTGCCAAAATAGGTTTCCGCTATCTCCGGTGGTAAGTTTGTCTTCGGCTCGGTTCCGCTGAAGTAGGGGGAGGTTGCAAACTTATTGGACACCATCAGTTTACGGATTTGGATATCCTTCTTACCAATGGTTCCCTGCAACTCATCCTTTTTAAGCTCAAAGCCTTTTTTCAATGTTGCTTCCTGTTCCTCATAGGCATCTTTCATGTCCTTTTTGAGCTTCTCTACCTTATCAGCCTTCAACCAATCTTTCTCGTTGAAGTTTTTCACCGTCTCAAGGGCACTATCTGCCTCCGTCTTCCATGCAGGGAGGTCTTCAATACCCTCAAAGAGTATTAACGTCGTGGTTGCAGCATCCGCCCTCTCACGATGTCCTTTACTCTCTTTCCCCAGATCTATGATCTTTCCATACATCTGTGGGGGATCAAGAGATAACTCTTTTCCCTCAGGGTCAATATACACTGGTTTTTCACCATCATAAACGATCCCGCCGTCATCATCTTTCTTCAATTTCCATTCTTTTGCCATGGCATCCGCCTCCGTGTCCCATCCGGGACTGTTAAATTGTTCTCATCCGAGTAGTCCTTACCTATACTTATGGTTGAAATGTTAACACTCCATGCACCGCTTTAAGATGGCTCCGGCAATCAATGTGGAGCCACGAAGTACCAAGTTCGATAGCGGTGATATACTCGAACAGCCTTTCGCTAATTCCACTCAATATGTCTTGTCGGATTTCCTCCGCCGTCACATCTACAGGTTCAAGATCTATAGCCCGACCAAACCTATGTTGACTATATACAGAACCAACAGAACACCCTTGCGGTCTATACCCTCTGTAATTATGACGCCCTCCCCATAGCCAGGTATTAGCCAATAGCTTGCCATATCGCTTCCTGAGGCGGTCCGCTGTTATCAATATCCTGTGATCAAAGATATTCCACAAGGTGGCTGGCTTGGTAAATTGAAATACAGATTCTGGAACCAACTCTTCAATCGTAAAATAGTCTGGTTTGTATTGTGGTATCACATCTCCCCCCTCTTCAACATCCTATTATAGTAACGAAAGATATTGACCATCCTCTTAAAAAGCTCAATGACAGACTCCTTTGTTATCCGTTCAACGCAATGGTTCCCAACAATGATCTCATCATTATGGGCCGAATAGCCTAATGTCTTATATATTATTACTGTTACCTTAATGTACGCCATTGTTAAACCTCTCTGACACCAGTCGCTCGAAAACGGCTCCCAGAAAAGGCATACTTTAATCCAGTTAAGAAACTCAACCCATCCTTTGGATAGAATGTTTTACTACCAATGATGATACCATCTTTGTATAGTGTCTCTTTAAGCATAGGGTTCACCCCATGGAAGTCTACCACCTCACCATTAAAGGTTACTCTCCCCATTTCCTTCTGCCCTCCGCCATCATCATTTAAAAATTGAACTTCCTGCATGCCGATACCTCCTATGGTTCTAACCTCTTAGAATAGGTTAACTGTCCAATCGAATCCGCTTCAACCCTTTTAACAACATATGCAATCCTATTCTTTAACGCCTTCATCTCAAGAGGGTGCAACCGATCACAAATACTATCAACATCCAACCCTTCAAGATCCTTAATCAATTTTGCCTTTTGGCCCTTCGTAAAAGAGGCATTTATCGTATCCATCAATTTATCCTTGCTGATACCAGGCGACATCCTCTTATACCAGCCAGGGATACGGGATCGTGGACCCATTTTATCTGTACAGAAGGACAACCCATTATCAATCAGATTCATGCGACCGGTTTTAAGGTTGACCAACCAGTTCCCTGAATGACGGTCAACATTTCCCGTAACATAATCTAATACTGATGTTTTATAGATCTCCTTCGCAGCAATCTTCATTGGCTTTGTAACACTCATTCCAGTGACTGAGTTTTCCACCCACTCCTGGAGAGAGCCAATCTCCCCATCTAACTTCCTTAATATGGTCTCCGGAACCAACTTGAAACCAAGAGCCCCATCAATTTCAGATGCCATAACTTCCCGGTACGCTTGTGGACACTTCTTTAATTTTATATATGGCTCCCAAGTTGTTCCACCAGGGGTCCTAAATGCCTCTCCGCTAATAGGTTTGAATGCCCCTCTAAGTTCCTTCCTCCCATATACTAATGTCTTAATCTCTGTTGTGTTGACCCCTCCTTTCTCTGGCGTACTTGTACCAGATACAGACCCATTGCTAAGAACCTCCCTTGAACTCGCCGGTGGCCCTTTCCTTGCTTTAACAGGTGACGCCTTCTTGGCCTTCGGCTTCTTACCCTTTTGGATTGCCTCTCCTACCTCCTCTGCTTCGTCTAACCAATCGTCCTTAAATCCCCTCCAGTGGTGGCGGCAATTATACCCTCCACGATGGGTAAATGGTGGACCGCTCTTCCCTGCCCAACTCAGGCGATTCCACGCATCTATTTGCCTCCTTGTATATAGCTCCCCTGCTCTCCTCCTACAGAATGGTCTTGTCGTCGTAATGATATCCCCGACATACATAAAATTCTTTATACCGAGGTCTTCAGACTTCTTTATGTTAACATCATTATGAAAATTCATTACGGCATCGAAGGCATGAGTATCAGCATAAGCCATCATGCTCCTGCCACGAACGTCTACATGTCCCCTTAGAATCCCCTGAACGGTCTTTACAAGTTGAGCGTAGCTGGCGCCAGCAACGACGGAACTATACATTGCATCGGCCATCCGGGTCTGCGCCATTTCCCCGAACTGGGCGAATTGACCGTAAGACTGACGCTGCAAGGAGGTGAGCATCGCCCTGTCTATATCGGTAAAATGCACGGACTCCCCGAGGTGGCGCCAGCTACGTTTTATGTGGGTCGCTATCTGCCCATACTCCCCTACGACCCTTCCAACTGTTTGTCCATATTCCTCCTCAAATATTGTTAACATCCTTGCATGGATCTTTTGTGTCTGCTTCAGGTTAATCTTAACCCCTTCCAGCCTCCCACCAGCCGTGACGTCGAGGTGCGCTAATTGGTTAACCATCTTGTCTTCTAACGCACGGATCGCCTTCCTTAACCTCCCTTTATGGCGTCTCCGCATTTCCTCAAGGAATGTATCCGTGCTCTGTGCTTCTGTTACTATATCCCTCGCTGAAACCACCTGTAGAACCTCCTGTGGCCGTGCTGGTTAGCCGTTCTAAGTATAGACCTATAAGGTGTTATGACCTGCTTGGCTTCGCCCTCGTATTGCTTACGATACGATGCCTCTGCCTGTCTATCTTTACATAACGACCGGTCTTACGGTTCTTCCTCACACTAAACCTGCTCTTTGCCCTCTTCATTTTATTCCCCCTCCTCTTCCCCTTCTGCACCAGGGAATGCTGCTGGCATCTCAAACGGTTCGGACTCATCAATCTCATCGTCCACTTCCTTCATCTGTGCATCTGTAAAGGTTGGAAGCATCTGCCTTGCGATGGACTTCTGTATTGCCTTAATAAACTTTTCACTCTTGATCAGTGATTTACTCGTCAGGGCATTTTCAAGGTCTGTGGCAAGTTGTTCCACGTCATACGTCCTACTCCGTTCTACGTTGACGCCCTTAAATATTGCCTCCGCTTCCTGCCACCTTAACCAATAGTGGATTATGCTTTTTTCCGCCTTCTCAAGATTGACCGCCTTTCGTACAAGGTTAGAATTAAGGAGTTGGAATTCCGCTTGAAGGGCAACCCCACTCTTGGCAACCGTACTCACCTCCATTGCTGCCATGCCACCAACATTTGTAGACCGATATATCTCACTGACCTTACGAGTGATCCACTCCAGGATGGCGGTTATTGGCTCTGATACTGCTGCATCCAACCAATCGGGTTTACTCTCTGGGTGCTGAGGATCAAATTCCAGGACGGCGGTCACCCCAACTTCATCCTCCCCTGCTGGCGGGTTTATGCCATCTGGCTTCGCCTCCTGCATGGGCTTCCGCATCATAGGGAATGCAGCATATGTTATTACCTCCTCTCCACCACTCAGGTTCCGTAGGATGGATAGATCGATCCTTCCAACTTCATGCACATCACTAATACCTATTGGTCGCTTTGTTCCCCTCAGGTTATAGAGCCAGACGAAGGGGATAGTGCCAAGCTTATTTGACCCCTTCTTAATAAGCTTTGCCTCCGCATCGTCGCCGACGGTTCCGGTCTTGTCATCGATCTCTGGCAGTTCCCAAACTTCGTACTTATCCTGCCACCACATCCTGTATATTTCATCATCATCCAGGAGCTTCAGATAATGGAGGTATGGGCGATTGTTCTCATCCCTCCTAAATTCCCAATCCAAGATGGCGGTCGGAAAGTACGCTGCTACATAAGGGTAAATGCCCTCATCCAATTCCTGCTGTTGCGTATCAAGGTTTACATCCGGCTTATCTACAAGGATTCCCATGTAACCCATAATAGAAGAGTACCGCCCCATCTCCGTTAAGAAATCATCAAACTCATCCCCATAGAGGTTGCAATCCTCCATGAACATGACCCAGAATTTGTCCAACTCAAGAGAGGGGAGCGTCCGCTTAACGGGTTTCTTAAAGAGGTAGAAATTAAACAGATCAATGACAGACTTCGTATAATTGAAGTTGTATAATTCCTTTACCCTCCTTTCCCAATTAACTTGCGTCTCCCTCTCATTCCTTTCAACCAGGCCAAGGCGTATCAACTCCTTCGTCCCTTCATAACAGGCCAACAGGAAGCGCCACTCGTTGTAGTTAGTATCATAATCCTGGTGGGTAGACCTCAGCTCTGCAACGAGCATCTTTGTTGACTTCTTTTTAACGGCCATATTTACCCTCTCCTAAAATTGATTAACTTGCACAAGTCCTGCATATACGGATCAAACCTTCCGTCGTATTCCCTACAATGCTTTGGACGCCCCTCGTAGATATCACATCCATGCTCAGTGAGGTGCGGACATACGGAAGGGACACGGAGGGCAAAGGAAAAGGAAGTAGATTCCTTCACGGATGGGACACGGATGGAGGAGGGAGTAGACCCCTCTATTGTCCTTATCACACATCCCCTCGCCTCGTAGACCTCACGATAAGCCTTTATGACCCCTTCCCCAACAATGAACGTCAGATATTTACAGCACTCCCGGCACCCTACACATACCCTCTGCTCCGGTGTCAGGTTGGGCATCTCAGCCGGACCGATCTTCATTACCTCCCGCACCAGCTCTTTCGGCTCCTTTGCTTCAAGTTTATCTGCCAGGAGTAACAGGAACTTAACATCCTTATCGTAGAATTCCCCATACTGTCCTAACACCCAATCCGGCCTTGTCTCAAGGTTATCCCTAATGTGTTTAACCTGCGCCCTCTCTTCTTCTGTAAACATATTCCTTACCTCCTTAATCGTTCATCCCTCTTCATCCTGGTTGCATATATCTATCAACCGCATTTATACGGACAAGGATATTTCACCCTTCCTACATAACCAAACTGGTCACACTTTTTATCCTCGTCAACACAATCAAAGTGACGCTTCTCTTTACAATAATAGCCCTCTAAGTATGGACAAAAATCACTATCCAATATTATTTTAAAAGAACCCACATCTCCCTTGGCAACCATTTCCCCCCAATTTTGTAAGTGCTCAATATGGGCATTTTTGATCATGCCTTCTTCCCCTTCTTTAATCGTTCATCCCTCTTCCATTGTTCCCGCTGGAGCCTATCAAAAAAATCCTCCTCCTCCTCTATGGGGTCCATAAAACCTTCGCCCATATCCCCTTCAACAATCGGAATATCCTCATGATCCGAGTTCATTACGCTACCTCCTTGCTTTTACCGTTTACTCCGTATCAGCCATGTCCCTTCCAATTTGGCCGTAACCTCACGGACATAGGCGTTCCACTTCCAACGACCCTTCAACATTAACGCTCTCCTCAGCGTTCCGATAAAAAACATCCTTCTACCTCCTTTTCCTCTTCTTCTTTTTACGCCTCTTTGTAGTCCCCTGCATAGATGCCATGCAAACAGCATAAGGACTCTTCGCACCCTTAACCTTAGAGACGCAACGATCAAACTTTGCCTTGCTCCATCGCTTCCTGCCTGGCCTCATCTTACCCTTTGGCATCACACCCTCCAACTTAAATACGGTTAAAGACGTTATGGACGTTCTTCGGCTTGGCTCTGCGCTTCGGCTTCTTCTCACTACCCTCCTTATCATTGGAGGGGGAAGAGGAGAGGGTATTCGTCTTCCGCATGTTAGCCACCCTGGTCATAGCCTTCGCCTCCTCCTTCTCCTCCTCTGCCATCACCCTTGCAGCTACCTTGGCAGCAGAGAGGCGAGCGGAGTCGTTCTTAACCACCTCTGCTGTCGCCAGCGTCCTTGCATCGTCTTTTGCTTGCCACTCCTTCTCCTGCTTCGTCATTTGTGCTTTCGTCTGTGCCATAACTGGTACCGCCTCTCTTAACATTATTCACATTCCTCAAACCAATCCCACAACTCTGGGCCAGCAGGGTCAAGGCCGTAGACGAAGTAACCAGCACTATCCTTCGTCAGGCCCACCGTACACTCATAATTCCCCTCTCCATATTTCACGCTTGATCCCCCTACTGCTTCGAGGATAGTCCCTGCCGGAATCACAATGTCCTTCTTTAATCTAACCTTCTTTCCCATCACCCTCTCCCTCCTTTAAAGCTTCTATTAAAGTATAACTGCCGCACTCGGAACATTCGAATCCCTTAACATCCTCAATCCCCTTAAAACTATCTGTATTTAGGATTACATAAAATGCGTTAATCTTACACTTATGACACCTAAGGATGTACTCCCTCTCTGGGAAAGGGATAACCTTATTACAGGTCGCCTTACTCATCCTCTTCCCCTTCGTCCCCTTCGCCGAATATATCAATCCCTTCCATATATTTGTTAATTAGGAATGCCATGCGATGGCATAACCCCACATGATAGGTGTTGCTGTCGTCTCCATAAAAATAATATTTTAATACCTTCCCACTTGAATCCGGATCATCCAGCTCTATCCCCCTTGTCACCTCCGTCTCACTATGGGCCTTGGCCTGGGCGATCACGATAAAGTTTTCCAGGCGGTCATTGCGGATATCGTCGATCAGGTCTTTCAGCGTCATTATACTTGTCAGGTCATCCGCAAGATAAATAACCTTTTCCTTCACTCCCCTCTTTGTCGCTTCTATCACTCTTCATCCTCTTCAAAGTTTAATTGCCGTTCATGTTTCTTCGTGTCATACCCTGTTGTGGATAACTCATAACCGTACTTTTTAGCCAACGCTATCATGTTATCATCCATATCTTCGTTGAGCCTTCCAATGTACATCACTCTAAGTTTATACGGAATTGCCATAACACTTCCCTCCCCTCTCTTTGTTATTACTTCCTCCTGGCACCAGCCAACTTCTGCCACCCTCTCTTCCCTTTGGCAGCACCGAGCTTCTTTCGCCTCTTCCCACGTTTCCCCTTCTTCCATAACTTCCCTTCACTCTCCATGGAAGCCATAGCTGCCCTCCTGGCACGGGGACCCTTCGGGCTCCTTCCCGTCTTCTTTGACCTCTTCCTTGCCATATTACATCACCTCCCCTCACCTCCCCTATAATATATACCTATTTAATGGGCCTATCCTTAATCCTGCAGAAGGAAACCCATCTTAATAGCATCACTTCCAACAATCGTAACATCGGCCCATGGCTTTATAAACCCACAGGCAGGGCATGTCCTAACAGGGAAAGGGTAATCCCTCACCCAAAAATTCTTACAGACAGGGCAGGTGCACGAAAACGCTCCACTCTTAATAAGTTCCGCAATCTTCTCCCTCTCCCCTTCTGTATAGTCTATCACTTCCAATACCTCGTCCCGCTTACATAGATAATCCTATGACAAACATTACAGTAATATTTCTTTCGAGCATCTTCTGTCACACCTATAGGAGTTGCTTCTTGACCACAACACTCTGGAATGTCTTCAAAAAATGGAATAGCCATCATCATCCCTCCTTATATAATATACCTATTTAATGGCACATCCTACTTCCAATACCTCACCCCACTTGCCTCATAACGCCTAATCGGGTATTCCTTATTGATGTAGTATCCAACACCATCCGATAGATGCGTTAATTCCGGGTCCCTCTTCTTATCGATCTCTCCTGTTCCCCCTGCTAAGACCCTCACCCCTTCAAAGTCCTTTACGACGTTTGGGGCAGCGGAGGGATCAACGATGAGGTAAACTTCCCCGAGCATATTAAAGAGGCGGGAATTCATTGCGTTCACCCTTGCCCTCTCCCTTGGGTTAGCAGCGTCTACCTTAAAATGGAGCCGATGCCGGAAGGTGGGGTAGAGGACCTGTTTAACTAAGTCCCAATCACTCCCTGCCACTTTTGCGCTACCACCCGCCCCGCCAGTGGCGTCACCGTAACAGAATACATGACCCTGGTGCTTCCCCCAGTCCTTAAGGATACGATCACAGACCCTTATCGTATTTGAGTTCTGTGGGATGTGGACCTCTCCAATGATGGCGGTGGTTGTCTTACCTATGATGGGGATCTGTCCTGGAATGAACTTCTGAAATTCCTGCAGAATAGCACAGACGCCAGGGGACTCATTAAAGTCGAATGCCAATATGAGTGGCTTAACCTTGTTGTACTTCTTCGCCCACCCCTTCTGGCAGTTCCTCCCCTCTCGGAAGTTATAATAAGCCATGCCGGAGAAGGATATAAAAGACCCCTCATATTCCTGCTGGTAGGTCAGCTCGTCAAGGTCCCTCTTCGCTTGCTCTATTTCCTCTGGATCTAATATCTCAGAGCTGAACCAATGCCAGCTCCTCCACGTTCCTGTGTCGTCTGCCTTTGCTTGCTTGTCAAGATTGTAGTAATGGTTCCGCCCCTCAGGGACGCCTATGAAGTCGCACGTCCCCCCTCGGTCAGAGAGGGCGGGTCTTACATGCTCTCCCCAGGTCTGTGGCTTCATATTCCCATATTCGTCCAAGACCCCATGATCCCAGGGTGGCCCCTCTATCCTTTCGGGCTTATCCATCCCAAGGACGTGGATCTCGCTCCCGTTAATGAGGTATAGACTCAGGTGGGACTCACTCGGTGGGCGTGCTAATAACTGTTTAGGGACCATCAATTTAAGATCAGACCAGAATATCCGCCTCGCTTGGTCCCTGGTAGG